CTCGATGTGCCGGCCGAGGCGGAGCGGGCCGCGCTGCTCGGGGATGTGCTGGATCGTCATGGTGCTCCTCGTCGTGCTCCGCGTGACAGCAGAGACGATACGGTTCGTCTCGCCTATCAGGTTGCCGTATCCCCCTGTGAATCCCTGGGGGAGGATCAGACGTTGGTGATGACCTGCTCGTACTTCTGCGCCACCACCGACCCGATCCCAGACACAGTGCCAAGGAACGTCCGAACAGCGTTCACGACATCCAACTCAGGCACGACCGTGCCCTCCTGGCTGATCGAGCCAATTTGTATCGACACGACCGACTCACCCGATCCGTTCTTCCCAGTGATCACATAGTTGGCCATGGGCCCACTTCCTGCTCAGGCGACCCTTTGGACCGCGATAAATGAATCCGTGTACAGCGTCGTAGCCGTCGCGTTCGAAACACTCTGAGACCACACCAACGCGAACGTCCCCCCCGTCGCCCCGACCCGCAAAGTGCCGTCGATCAACACCGAAAGCTGCGTTCCGGCCCCCAGACCGCCATACGTGCGGGTCGCCGAGATCGGAGTCGACTCCAGACGGATCGTGTAGCCCCACGTGGAGATCGCGTCCTGCTGCGTGCCACCGGCACCCGTGGCAGAGGTGAGCGTCGTACCGCCGCCATGCCCGATCCACGTGCCAAGCGACCCCGACGGCACACTGAACCCGAGCACCAGGTCAGCGGCCGGCACACCGTCATACGTCAGCCAGCCGTTGAACGTGTACACGCCGCCCGCGACGACATCCATCTGAATGTGCGGGTCTGCTGTCTGCGTGGTCGTCGACGAGCGTGGGGTGTCCGCGGGCTTGCGGAGCGTCTGCGGCTGCATCGACCGGAGCAGGGCCGCGGTGAGCCGCTGTCCGGCCAGCGGTGTCGGATAGGCCTCAGGCACGTCAGCTCCTTATAGGGCGAGGATGGTCGGGGAGGCGAGCCGTACGTCCTCGCCAGCGGAGTGCGCTTTGATCACGCCGTTGATGGAGCGGGTGACGGTGAACGTCTGCGGGTTCAGCAGTTGGAAGACGGCGTGCGTGAACAGCACAGGCAGTGTGTTCGTGTTGGCGCCGTCGAGGATCGAGCGGACGCCGATCGATCCGGCGGCCGTCTGTGAGGTGTCGGTGGCGGTCGCCTGCCAGATGGGCGGTTCAACCTGGCCGCGCGGCCACGCTTTGGCCCGAAGGGTGGACCCTTGGACCTGGAAGCGGAGGGTGAAATAGGCGCCGGCGGCGTGGGTTCCAGGAATGGGCACGGTGGCGAGGTCGGTTTGGGCGCCGCCGACCCTCTTCTCCAGCACCAGCGTGAGCGACTGGTCCGCATTGAACGCGATGCGCGCGTTGTAGTGGTTGTTGACGTCGGTGGCCCGCGCGATGAGGTGCGTGTACTGGGGGCCGCCCGTGGCCAGAGCGCTCGTCGCCACATCCATTTGCAGGTCCACGTCCGCCGTCGGCGACGGGACCAGGGTGAACCGGTTCGTGTTGATGGCGCCCAAGGAGTGCACGCCGTCGGTGCCCTGGGTGGAGTAGTCGGAGGCCGTGCCGCCCGACGTGGTCCACGTCTGCCCGCTGTCGGCGGTCCCCCAGCCGTTCGCGACGGTGCGGGTGAACGTATCCAGTACTGCGGGCGTGATGGCGCCTGCCCGCATCACCTCGCCGCCCATACGGATGTCGAAGGGAAGGTCATCGTTGGTGGTGTCGCTGGCGAGTCGGAAGACGATCTCGTCGGCGTAGAGCACGTTCGAGGACGGCGGGAAGCTCGGCACGGTCGGGCTGGCGTTGGCGTAGCCGTTCGCGGGTGCGGTCATGGTCTGCTGGAAGTACGTCCACGTGTTGGCCACAACCTGCTGGTCGTTGGCCGTCGTCGTCAGGTACGCGTGCGTGTTGTCGAACCAGTTCACGTTGAGGTCGACGTTGCGGGACACCGTGCACAGCAGCCACCCGGACAGCGTGTACTGCTGGCCCGCCGTCACCGCGATCTGCTCACTGCCCGCGTTGGGGAACTGCGCGACGCCGTCCGGGATGATCTGCATCGACCATGAGCCGGCGAACGGCGGCGTGCCAGGGGTCGCCACGCGGTTGATAGTGGCGCCCGCTCCCGTCCAGTTGGACAGGTCGACCTCGAAGTTACGGTTCGTGTTGAGCTGCCCGGACTGGACCCAGCCCGGGCCCGACGTGGTGGCCACGGTGACGCTCGTCGCGGTCGAGGTGAGGTCCGCGGCAAGCTGGCTGCCGTCTGTGTCGATCCGGGCTGTCGTGGTGTCGAGGTAGCCGATCGTGTTGTACGGGCTGGCGGGCGCGCACGTGAACGTGATGCGGTGCTCGAAGTGGGTGAGCTGTTCCTCGAACCCGAGGATGAGTTGGTCGATCGTGTCGCCACCCAGCCAGGACGGAGGGTTGATGATCTGGACCCGGTCGCCCATCCGCAGTCCGAGGACCGCCCGCCGCATGTCCGGAGTGATGCTCGGGTGCGCCAAGTTCACCGAGATCTGCGGATACCTCGCTTCGTCGACCGTCCCGTGGTGCACCCGCCACGCCGCCTGGTCCAGTAGCGTCGGCTCGTCTGTGCTGGCCAGGTTCAAGCCGAGCGCTGAGTCCGCGTTCGGCCCGTAGACGCCGACCCCGGTTGGTGGGGGTGCCGTCGACAGGGGGCCGGCAGTCTCCTCGTAGGTCGCGGTGACCCCGCTGACGCTGACGGTGACCTTGTTGGCGAGGTAGCGGTCATCCTCCACCGGGGTCGGGACCTCGGACAGTTGGAAGCCCGTGTAGTTCAGGATCAGGCCCGGGTCCTGGTTGTACAGCGACGCCCGGGTCCGGTAGCCGAGTCCGAGCACCGCCAAATTCTCGTACAGCAGGCCATCGTCGGCGAGCACAGCCTCCTGTATCAGCGACAGCGGGTTCTGCTTGCCTTGCGCGCCCATGTCCACGGTGTCGTCGAGGTCGCCCACCCAGTCGATCGGGATTCCGTTCTCGCCGCACAGCCGCTGAATGCGGCGGCCCGCGGCTTCTCCGACCGGGTTCAAGCGCACGCCGAGCGCCGTCGTCGCGGTGATCGCGTTCTCCACCGTGACGTGCCCGATCGCGACTCCTGGCAGGTTCGCCGTGCCGTTCGGGCCGACCACGCTGCGGGACGCCACCCCGAACTGGACCCGCGTGACGCGGGAGAGCGCCGCGGCGGCGACATCGGTGACGCTGTACACCGCCCCCGTGGTGACGTCGGTGAGCCGGATCGCCCGGTTGAGGCTCGCGCCGCTCTCCGCGAACTCCACGGACACGTACAGTTGGCGGCCGCGGACATCGAGGGTGGTAACGAGGTCTACGCCGAGGTTGGTGCCGTCGTCCGCGCAGGTGCGCAGGCTGAGGGTGTTCCCGGCAGTGATGTAGTAGAGCTCCCAGAACTGGTTGGCGCCGATCGAGTAGTCGACCTGGTCAATCGCGCAGATCACCTTGCCGTCCGCGAGCCCCGCCGCCGGGATGGACAGCAGGAAGCGGACCTGCGTTGCAGCCGGGTCGTTGTAGGCGACAACACCGCCGGACAGGGAGCTCGTGGTGAGGTCGGGCAGCGGATCCGATGCCCCGAACCCGGTGTAGCTCGCGAGGTTCGGGGTTCCGGAAATCGTCATCGGGGAGCCGCTGACAAGCGCGGACGCAATCTTCGTCGAATCCGACGGGTCCTCACATGGCCAGTACGCGACCACGCTGGACGGCAGCGGGTCCGTGACCGCGTTGTAGATCACCGACCGTTCCGGGGCCGGGCCCTGCGCCAACCTCTGCAAGGGCCCGTTCACGCTCACGTCGACCCACACGTCCGACCCCGTCGGATCCCACGACGCCGGCCACCGCGGAATCTCACCCCAGACGCGGTACGACTTGCCGCCCATCCCGTCCGGAACGCTGATCCGAATCGGCTGGTTGCGGCCGATCTGCCTATACCAGACGCCCATGGGGTTGCGCGGGGTGAAGCGGCCGTCCGGGTTTTTCAGCGGCAGGCTGGCGGTGGCCTGTTCGGTCTGGTTGCCCTCGTCGCGGATGCCCTTGGTGAGGGTGATCTGCCCCTGGTCGTCGCGGACCATGACGTACGAGGTGATGTCCACCCATACACCGTTGACGAGCAGTTCCACCGTCACAGGGGCGCCCGTCGAGGCCGCCCCGGACGCGCCGAGGGGACCAGCCGCGGCGCGCATACGCCGCTGCCAGCCCATTACATGAGCTGCGAGACCTCCAGGCATCGATCACTCGTCCCAAACGATCCAGCACGTCATGTTGACCGCGGCGCCGAACGTCGCCCGTACTCGCAGAAACTTGGATACGGCGATGATGGGCCGCTCGTCCGGCATCCACTGGTACGTGTAGTTGATGTCCGTGGCACCGGCGGTCGGCGGAACGAGGTTCGCGTCGAACGTGCGGGTGGCGGTGGTGGCGCCTTCCGTGGTGAAGGTGTAGCCCGTCAGCGCTGCGCCGAGCTGGACGAGGGAAGCCGGGGCATTCGGGTCCAGCGGCTGCACACCCGCGGCGACATGCGCTGTACCGGTCGAAGCAGCCACGTCGGTCTGAATGAGCTCGACCTGCCCGGCGGACCCGGGAACTCCGTCCAGGGTGAAACCCCAGCTGATGAGTTGCATCTGCCGCGTCGACGGCGGGGCGATCTGCAGCATGGTCTTGATCGTTGTGCCGGTCGTCACCTTCTGCTGTGCCGCCGTTGTCGGCGCAGGCCCGTTGAAGCACTTGTAGCGATGCATCTCTCTCCTTATGCCGGTCGGCCCATGAGGGCGACCTGAACGTTGCCGCCACGGACACGAACGAACTGGCGCAACTCCCTGGCCAAGAACTCGTCGTAGCGGGAGGAACCGCTGGAGCGAATCTCCAGCTCCACCCGCACCACTCCGCCGCCTCCGCCGGCCATGCGGCGCGAGTCCGGACCGGACCACACCCGGGAGCCGACCGGGAGATCGAGGAGCTCGGGTTCGTGCTCGCCCACCCACGTCAGACCCCCGCGCAGGCCACCCGACGCCGCGGCGCCGACGATGCCGCCCGAGGCTTTCCCCTTGACCGCCTTCGCGAGGGCTTTCTCCATCACTTTCGCGAGATTGCTCATGGCTTTTTCGAGCTTGTCCTGCTGCTTGGTCAGCGAGGTGACGAGCTTCTCCTGCGCCTTGATCGCGGCCCCGTACACCGCGTCCGCTGTCGTCTTCCCAGCCGAGGACGCGGCCTTCCCGATCTGTCCCTGAAGGCTGTTGATCGACGAGATCTCCGAGGACGACGCCCCCAGCAGCGCGCCCGCGGTCTCTAGGCCGCCGCCGTTGACACCAGCTTCGGCGATCTGCTGGATCAACCCCTTGTCGAGGCCCTTCGACTTCAGGCCCTTCAACGCGTCCGCGAACGCCGACGCCTTATCCCTCGACTGGGTGAGCCCGCCCATGAGGGAGGCGACGGTGACGGTGCTCCCGGCAGAGACGCCCTGGGTGATGCTCGACGACGACAGCACGTTCGACTTCACCGAGTCGGACAACTGCGACGCCGAGTTCTTCAGGCCGTCGAGTTTCGTCTTCGCGCTGTCGAGACTGCGGGTGACGCTGTGCAGCTGCTTGTCGTACCGGATCAGGGACTTGCCGACCGAGTCGAGTTCCTTCTCCAACCGCCGCTCGGTGCGGCCGCTGAACGCGGCCCGGATCTGCCCTGCGGCCTCGTTCAACGCCTGCGTCAGACTGCCCAGATCAGCGGGGCTCCCGAGAGACCGTTCGAACGGAGTCGTGTGGTAGCCAGCCATCCGGCCGAAGTGGGAGATGCCGAACTGTCCAGACAGTGCAGAGCGGGCGCTCTTCTCCGCCGCGG